CTTGTTGTGGGTGTTTTTAACGGAGTGTTCTACACTGACCCTACTACTCAGAAGCCTACTTGGAAAAACTACTATCCTGGAACTGTTAATGCTAGCGACATCGTTGCTACCATTATTGATGATCCAAATGTGGTTTATTCAATAGATTCTGATGGAGCATTCGCGACAGCGGATATCTTCAAAAACTTTGCAATAACAAATGCTGGCGGTAGCACGTTATCTGGAATTTCACAAGTTCAATTGGACTACAGTGTATCTGGATTAACAACAAGTGGTACTGTCCTTCAAGCAATTGACGTTTCGCAAGATACGCAAAACGACACTGCTGGAAGTGTGAACGTAGATGTATTGGTTAGAATTAATAACCACTTCTATGCTCAAGGCACAGGTATATAGGAATAGGAGAATAAATTATGGCTATATCACGATCACAACTAGTTAAAGAACTAGAGCCAGGATTGAATGCACTATTCGGCCTGGAATACAACAGATACGACAATGAACATGCGGAGATCTTTACAACTGAATCTTCAGACAGAGCGTTTGAAGAAGAAGTAATGCTATCTGGCTTCGGTACTGCTGCTACTAAAGCAGAAGGTGCTATGGTCACTATGGATCAAGCTACTGAAGCGTATACTTCAAGATACACTCACAACACTGTGGCGCTAGGTTTTGCGATCACAGAAGAGGCTATCGAAGATAACTTATACGACAGATTAGCAGGCAGATACACAAGAGCTCTTGCAAGATCAATGGCGCAATCTAAACAAATCACAGCTGCTAACATTTTGAACAACGGTTTTGACACTAGTGGTTCATACAATGGTGGTGACGGTAAAGCACTTATGACTACTGATCACCCATTGACAAATGGTGGAACTTTCAGAAATGAACTTTCTACTGCTGCTGACTTGTCAGAAACTTCGTTAGAACAAGCGTTAATTGACATCGCGGCGTTCGTAGACGAAAGAGGATTAAAGATCGCTCTACAAGGCAGAAAAATGATAATTCCAAAAGAATTACAATTTACTGCTGAGAGAATCATGAAATCACCTTTATCTACAACTCCAGGTGGATCAGCTGCGTTTGCGAAAAACGACATCAACGCTATGATGAACATGGGTATGATTCCAGAAGGTTACAGAGTTAACCACTTCTTGACTGATACTGACGCGTTCTTCATTTTAACTGATGCGCCAAACGGTTTGAAAAACTTCGTAAGATCGCCAATTAAAACAGCGATTGAAGGAGATTTCGACACTGGTAACGTTAGATTCAAAGCTAGAGAAAGATACAGCTTCGGTTGGTCTGACCCTAGAGGAATCTTCGGTTCTCCAGGAGCGTAATAAAATACATTGCAGGGGCGTACTTTACGCCCCTGTATTTAAAGTTTATAATAGGATTTATTATGGGATACAAAAGTGATATTCAGGCTACAAGATCAACAGCAGCAGCAGGTGCTACTGCTATTATAGAAGGCCCAATTAGATTAAGAGGAATTATTGTTGCTTCAGATAATGTTGGAGCAGGTGTTTTAGAATTAACTACAACTTCAAATTCAGGTACAACTCTGTTTATTGCTGATGTACCACAAGGTGATGTAATTAACTTTAGTTTTCCAGAAGATGGTATTCCTTTTCCAAAAGGTGTTTTCTGTAAGACAAAAACTAATGTTGCAGCTTACACACTATTAACTGATAAATATTCAGCACCAGGATTAACAACGTAGGTAGAGCGTGGATTACTATGCTGACTTAGGTATAGAAATCGATGGCTTCGCTAAAGGTGGCATGCCTGCGAAGAACAAGAAAAATTTTAGATCTACAAAATCTGGAGCAGGTATGACGGCAGCAGGGGTCCGTGCATACAGAAGAATGAACCCTGGATCAAAACTAAAAACAGCAGTAACAGGTAAAGTTAAAAAAGGATCTAAGGCAGCTAAAAGAAGAGCCTCTTATTGTAGAAGATCAAAAGGACAAATGAACATGCATAATATCAATTGTTCTAAAACTCCAGAAAAGCGAATATGTGCTGCAAGGAGAAGGTGGAAATGTTAAATGGCTTATTTGAATGCAGACATACCACCAATTTATTGTAAAATAAGAAAGGAGTATTTATATGACTTATCAAAACATCAAGGAGAAAGTGAAGACTGCTGTATCTTCAGTGTCACGTCTATCACAGACCGTGCTCTCTTATTTAACATCATGCTACCCAACGGTGCGTGCTTTTGGCGTTTGCCTATCTCAGCGTTTTTCCAAGAACGTTATGATAGATCCGAAGTGCCAGATTTGCCGATCGACCAGTTACAACTGTGGAATAGTTTTAGTTATTATCCTAGTGTGCATTGCTTTAGTTTTCTAAGAGGAAAACGAGGAAAATATTATGGAAAAGATAAAAAAAATTATCCATTCGAATATTTATTTACAATTGATTGGGCTCATCCAGAAAGTAATATTTTGGATACAGAACATTCTGAAATTCCTGCTGAACACAAGTGTGCACATATACTGGCTCTTGATAACGGTAATTATGCAGCTCAGCCTAATAATCGTATTTTGTGGGATGCTCCTAACTACACTGTTGGTAACAGGGTACCTGATTATGAAGTCCAAACTACAAAATGGAATGTCGAAAATAAAGACTGGCTTACTGACGATAGTAACAAAATGTTCTATAATGTAGAAAAGAAAGAAGAATAATTATGAATTTAATAAGAGATTTAAAAAAACAAATAGAAGATAAAAGAAAGCAAGAGTCTATGGTTGCTCAACTTAGAAAAAGAAGTAAAGAGTCAATTTCTAGACCTAAAGCTGAAAAAAATATCACATCAAACGATCCTAGATTACAAGGCATTTAAATGTTTGATAGATGGATGTACAGTTTTTTTGGCGCTATAGATGCGATCTTTGAGAAGATTGATAGTATAATATTCAAAAAGAAAAAAGGTAAAAAGAGATGAAGAAGTGTCAAAAGTGTGAAAAAGAGTTTCAACCTAAAGATGAGCTGGATCAATTCTGTAGTCAGGATTGTAAAGAGGAGGCATTAGCTGAATTAGATTCTGGTTCTGATGAGTGCCTATCATGTCAATAAAAATAAATGAGAACACCAGTATCGGTCTCCCGTTAAGGAACTTAATTGGTCTGATCGCAGCCATAGTTGTCGGAGCATGGTTTGCTTTCGGTGTTATCGAAAGACTTAATAAACTAGAAACTAAAAATCAGTTGTTTGAAAAAGATTTATTAGAGGCTAGTGTTCAAAAACCCATCGATCAGGAGCAGTTCATGATCCTAGAATGGCAGGCAACACAAATAGAGAAGATGCAAAAAATGTTAGAAGCAAATGTACACACAGGTGTAATGTTATCTAGTCATGAAAAAGAAATTGAAAAATTAAAAAAAGATATTGAAAAATTAAAGGATGCAACAAGAGATATCAAGTTTGCAAATGGTAATGGAGGACATTAATGATAAAATTAGTATTTGCATTGTGTTTATTCATAAATGGTGAACTTGTAGAACACAGAATACAAGATAGTTTATCTACTTGTTTAAAGATGAAAAGAGAAGCCACTAGAAATATGGAAATGCAAAACAAAACATTCATGTGCGGGGAGGTAGAGGCTGAGCTTTACAAGAACGTAGATGGAAGCTATAGTATAGATAAAATTATTCAACCGAAATAATGAATCTTTCACGAAACTTCACTCTTCAAGAGCTAATTAAATCGGACACAGCGATTCGTAAAGGGATTGATAATAATCCTAATGCAGATCAAATAGAAAAATTAAAAAGACTTTGTGAAAATGTTCTTCAACCTGTCCGGGATCATTTCGGCAGAGTTAAGGTGACTAGCGGATATCGTAGTCCTGAATTATGTTTAGCTATTGGTAGCTCGATCAATTCACAGCATGCTAAAGCTGAAGCCGTTGATTTCGAATGTGTTGGTGTAGATAATGCTGAAGTGGCTGATTGGATTAATCAGAACATTAGAACAGATCAGTTAATTCTTGAATATTATACCCCAGGAGAACCTAATTCTGGATGGATCCATGCAAGTTGGGTTGAATTTAATCCAAGATGCCAGTATATGAGAGCATATAGAGAAGATAAAAAAACAAAATATAAACCAATAATAGGAAAGGCAGTAGACTTAGTATAATGGGAATTACAAGATCACAAATGACACAACAGATTGATGGCAAGTTAAGAGGTGCCAAAGATGAAAAGAAAAAAGAAAAAAAGAAACTTCAAGCTAAAAAATCCAATAAAAAGAATCCTCTCGCTAGGACATTTACTGTTTAGACCAAGAGTGGTACAATCTAAGAAGTTGTACAACAGAAAGAGGCTTAAACAGCATGACAAAACTATGTGCTAGAGGCAAAGCGGCCGCAAAAAGAAAATTTAAAGTTTATCCGTCAGCGTATGCTAATGCATATGCATCTAAAATTTGTGCGGGTAAAATAAAAGATCCATCAGGTACAAAAAGAAAAGATTGGGGACCTAAGAAAGCTAATAAAGGTCTTCATGCAGAAACTAAAAAGAAAAAAAACCCTATTCCAGGAGATCCTAATAAAAGACGTGAGTATCTTAAAAATATTCAAAACCCTAAATCAGAATATGATAATAAAGGTAAATTAACTTATACAGCAGCTTATCAAGGTAAGTTTATAAAACATGACTCAGCTGGTATTGAGTTATCAAATGAAAGTCTAGGTAATTATTATGCCGATTTATTAAAATGAGCTTAGATAAATGGTTTAAAGAAAAATGGGTAGACATAGGAGCACCTAAAAAGGGAGGTAAGTATCAAGAATGTGGAAGAAAATCAGCGAGTTCTTCAAAAGGAAGAAAGTATCCAAAGTGTGTCCCACTTGCAAAAGCCACACGGATGAGCGCGTCGCAAAAGGCGAGTGCTGTCAAACGAAAGCGCCAAGCCCCCAACAGTGGCCCTAAACCAGATAATGTTAAAACAATGGCATCAAAAGGTGCGTTTACTAAATTATATTATGGTGGTATGATAGATACATAATGGAAGAAGCAACTGAATACAAAGCCTATTTAGAGGCATTAAAAAAAGCAACGGATTCTGTCAAAGAAGAAAAACAGGATAAAGCTGCAAAAGCTGTAGCTAAAATGAAAATAACACAATTCTCTTGCGGTGGTATGGGTATCGCTGTTAAGGGAGGAAAATTTGAAGGAGTAAGATAATGGGTAAACCGTATAAAAAAAATAAAATGGAAGAGGCTGCTGATAAAATTATTAAGTCATCTAACTTACCAGATGCATCAGATATAAGAAAAGATGTTAAGAAAAAAATGTCAGGTGGTATGGCAATCGGTGGTGGTCATAAAAATTATAAAATGACTGGTATGATTAGAGCTAAAACAGGCATGCTAACTGAAAAACAAAAAACATTACCTCTACATTTACAAAAAGCAATAAAAGCGTAAGGATGAAATGGCTACATCAGGAACTACAAGTTTTAACATCACTATTGATGAAGTTATCGAGGAGGCTTACGAAAGATGTGGCGTAAGAACTAATTCAGGTAACGACATTCGATCTGCTAGAAGAAGTTTAAATCTTTTATTTTCTGAATGGGGCAACAGAGGTATTAATCTTTGGAAAGTTAAATCTGAAACAACTACATTTGTAAATGGTCAAGTAACTTACAATACTCCTAGCGATTGTAATGATGTTTTGGAAGCTGTTGTAACTACAACAGGCGGAACACAACAAACTCTTACAAAGATTTCTAGATCAGAGTATATTGCAATACCAAATAAAACTGATACAGGAACTCCTTCTCAGTATTATGTAAACAGACAAATCAATCCAACTATTAGTTTATATCTGGCTCCTGATACGAGCGCAGTGACTAATATATTCTATTACTATCTTGCAAGAATCGAAGATGTAGGTGCATACACTAATACTTCAGATATGCCATTTAGATTCTTTCCATGTATGGTATCTGGATTAGCATTTTATTTATCACAAAAAATTGCACCTGATAGAATACAAGCATTAAAATTATTATACGAAGATGAATTAAAAAGAGCATTAGAAGAAGATGGACAAAGAACATCTGTTTACATCACTCCTAATGTTTATTACCCACAAGGATCGTAATGGCTTACGCAAAAGGTAAATATTCACAATCCATATCTGATAGATCGGGACAAGCTTTTCCATACAGAGAAATGGTTAAAGAATGGAATGGATCATGGGTACATATTTCTGAATTTGAAGCAAAACATCCTCAGCTAGATCCAAAGCCACATATGGCAGATCCTGTAGCGTTATGGAATGCAAGACCTCAAAGACCTGCACCTGTAACAGTATACTTGGATCCACAATATTGGCCAGGTCAGTTTACATCTGATGGTATGCAACCATCTGAAAGTCCTTTAGAAGAAAACAACAAGAGACAGTTGGGAACAAGAGTAGGGAGTGTTACAATAACAATTACATAATATGACATACGCTGAATTATTACAAAAAGTTAGAGATTATACTGAAGTTGGATCTACTGTTTTAACAGATTCTATTATTCAAGGTATGATTAGAGATGCAGAACTTCGTATTTTTAGAGAAGTGGATGCAGATTACACTAGAGAATATGCAACAGCTAATTTAAACATAAATTCACCATATTTAGATTTACCAAGTTCACCTGCAACTTCAGGGACTAGAACATCTATCATTGTAAGATCAATACTAGTATTCGATTCTACTCAAACTCCTACTACAAAAGAATACTTAGAAAAAAGAGACACAAGTTTTATATTTGAATACAATTCAACAGGAGCGACAGGAGTTCCTAAATACTACGCTAATTGGAAGGAGACTACATTGATTATGGCTCCAGCTCCAGATGCTCAATACAAAGTTCAGTTAAGTTATATCTACTCACCTGATGAACTATCAGCTACGAATACAGAGACCTATGTCTCCAAAAATGCTCCTGATCTTCTATTTAATGCTGTTATGGTTAATGCATATGAGTTTCTAAAAGGGCCTATGGATATGTACAAAATCTATTCAGACAAGTATAATGTAGCTATACAAAGTTTTGCGTTAGAGCAAATGGGCAGAAGACGTAGAGACGAGTATACGGATGGGGTGCCAAGAGTTAAAATTCAAGCACCTTCACCGAATAATTAAAGATTTTAATAAGGAGAAAACAACATGGCAATATCACAAGCAGTAACCAATTCTTTTAAATCAGAAATCCTTCAAGGTATTCATGATTTAGAATCTGGTGGTGACACATTTCAATTAGCATTATATACATCAGTAGCTAATCTTTCAGCAGCAACAACTTCATACACAACAACAAGTGAAGTAGCAGCGTCTGGACAATATGCAGCTGGAGGTGGTGTATTACAATCACAACAAGTTTCACTAGCAACAGGCGGAGTCGCAATTGTTGACTTTGCAGATTTATCTTTCACAGGTGTAACATTAACTGCGAGAGGTGCTTTAATTTATAATACAACTGAAGCTAAAAAAGCAGTTTGTGTTTTAGATTTTGGTGCTGATAAAACTGCAACTTCTGGAACGTTTACAATTCAATTTCCAAACTTTACGAGTTCGTCAGCTATTTTAAGAATCGCATAATTTTAACAGGGAGGCCTGATGGCAGATATTACAGTACAGGTATCGTCAGCAGGTCTCACTGCTTATGGCGCTTCATCTTGGGGTTCTGCATCTTATGGTGGAGACAATTCTACAAGCACAACTATTGGATCTTTAGACGCCTTTAATACTGAAGGTTGGGGAAGAATTACTTGGGGTTCTTTAACATGGAACCAAGATTTTGAAAATCAAACAATTCAGGTTACGACACCAGGCAAAGGAACAACATGGGGTTCTGACGTTTGGGGAGATGCTGAATGGGGTCAAATTACAGGGATGGATACTGACCTCGGTAGTGCATCTTTAACTGTAAGTGTAGATGCATCTATTACAGGAGAAGAATTAAATACAACAACAGATACAGTAGTTGCGGGAGCTAGTGCTGAAGTATTTTTAACTGGAATAACAGAACTACAAACATTTACAGGCGATGAATTTGGAGGACCTAATATAGAAGTTCCAGTAACTTCTCCAGTTAATGATGAATGGGGTACTGAGTATTGGGGCGCTGGTCAGTGGGGCGTTGGTGATGGAGTCACTATTGTTTTAGGACAAGAAACTATTTCTGCAGGTGCTAATGTTGAAGTTACTGGTATATCAGAATTAAATACAACTACAGGATCTTTAGGACAAGCTTCCATTTACGAGTTCCCTAATCCTGCAACAGCCGCAGCTTCAGTAAATGATGTTTTTGGTGGAGAAGTAGTTGAAGTTCAAGTTTCTACAGCCTCTGCAGTTCCATGGGGTTATGCTCCTTTTGGAGAAGGTCAATGGGGTCAAGGTGTTGGAACAGATGTAAGCATAGGTGGTGAGGAAGTAGCTGTACCAAGTATTGAAGTTCCAGTTAACAACACTAATTTAACTATTAACTCATTTGCTAATAATCAACCTACAATTACAGCAGATGCTAATACACTTCAAACAGGAGAAGAATTAACTGCAGTTTTAGGTAATGAAGATGCTATTCCTAATACCCAAGTTGATGTAACAGGTATTGAATTAGGACCTATTATAATAGGTGATTTCTTAGCTGGAATTAGTGCAGAAGTTCAACCAACAGGAGTGACAGCAACCACTTCTACAGGTATAATAGGATTAAACGCATGGGAATTAGTTGACCCTGGAACAGCTCCAATTTGGACGGTAGTTGACAAGGCAGCTTAACCAAAATAAAATTAAGATATTTAATAAAGGATAAAAATTATGGCATCAAGTTATTCTACAGATTTAAAACTCGAACTAATGGTAACAGGGGAAAACTCTGGTACATGGGGCGATAAAACAAATACAAACTTAAACTTAGTACAACAAGCAATTGCAGGTTTTGAAGCTATTGATGTTGCATCAGCAGATGTAACTCTTGTTATGAGTAATGCAGCTTTATCAAATGCTAGAAACATGGTTCTTTCTTTAACAGGAACTTTAGCAGGTACAAGAGTTGTTAACGTTCCAGACGGAATTGAAAAAACTTACATTGTAGCAGATAACACTACAAGATCAGGAAACACTTTAACTATTAAAACTGTTTCTGGAACAGGTGTTACAATTCCAGAAGGTAAAACTGTTTTAGTTTACTCAGATGGTACAAACGTTAATGATGTATTCTTTTTAGCAAATGTTGTGGAAGATACTACACCTCAATTAGGTGGTGACTTAGATGCTAACGGAAACAACATTTTAATTGATAATGGTAATTCAATTAATGATGAGAATGATAACGAACAAATTAAATTTGCAACCACTGCTTCTGCTGTAAACGAAATGACTGCAACCAATGCAGCTACAGGAAATGCTCCTGAATTATCAGCAACAGGTGGAGATACAAACGTAGATTTAAATTTGACACCTAAAGGTATTGGAAGAGTTACTTTAAACGGTGGGGCTAAAATTCAACAAACAGCTGAAAAAGTTACTACAGAAGCGACTGCTGCTACAGGCACAGTTAACTATGATGTTTTAACTCAAGCTGTGTGGAACTTCACTACAGATGCTTCAGGTAACTGGACATTAAATATTAGAGGTGACGGATCAAATTCTTTAAATAGTATTATGGATACTGGTGAATCAATTACAGTAGCTCATATTGTACAACAAGGTGGAACTGCTTATTACAACTCAGCAGTACAAGTTGATGGAACAGGTGTTACACCAGAATGGCAAGGTGGTTCAGCTCCTGATGCAGGAAACGCTAGCTCACTTGACGTTTACACTTATACTGTTATAAAGACTGCAGATGCTACATTCACAGTGTTAGCTTCTCAAACACAGTTTGCATAATAGGAGGAACTATTTAGTATGCCAATTTTAGGTACATTCGGAGCAGGATCCGCACAAGGATTTGGACAAAGAAGAGGTGGAGCAGGACCTGCATTTGTTGATTATTTAGTTGTCGCTGGAGGCGGTGGCGGTGGAATATATGACCAAAATAATGGAGCAGGCGGTGCAGGAGCAGGAGGAATGCGTTTCTCATATGGAT